AGCGCGTGATGAAGAAGTGCGTTCCATTGTCAAGGCTTTCAGTCGCAGGAAACCTCAGAAAGGGTGACGCCCGAAGTGTGCAGCTTCGGGCGTCGGGTGCAGTTAAATCAGCGTGTGGAGATTCAACCAACATGAGCATTGTAAGACATAAATCAGCTCGAGAGCAATTCCGTTGCCGTTTATCGGCAGGCGTCCTTGTCTATGAGCAAATCATACCGGCGGCTGGTGGGCCTAACAACTACCAGAAGACCGATCGGAAGGTAGTCGAAAAGGCCTGGGCAGATTTTTACACCCGGCCAGAAGGCAAGGCGGTGAGCTGATGGAAAACGAACACATTAAACCCTGGGTGGCGCGCTACAAAGATTCGCATGGTGTCGAGGTGGAGACCATCGGCGTTGATGTCGTGAATCACCGCGTGATCTTCATGCGTTCAGGTTATCCGTATCCCTGCGCACAGCCGCGCGAGCTGTGGGGTCGTAAGTTCAGAAAGGTAGCACCATGAGCGTTAAATTATCCGCATACGTCTGGGACGGCTGCGCCGCATCAGGAATGAAGATCACCAGCGTGGCAATCATGGCGCGCCTGGCTGATTTCTCCAGCGATGAGGGCGTTTGTTGGCCTTCAATTGCAACCATTGCCCGTCAGATTGGCGCGGGGCCAAGTACCGTCCGCACTGCTATTGCAGCACTGGAAAAAGACGGCTGGCTGACGCGTACAGAGCGCCGCAATGGCAACCGAAATGCATCAAACCTGTATCAGCTCAATGTGAAAAAGATGCGGGAAGCTGCAATTTCTCACCTGTCAGAATCTGACACGTCAAATACTGACGTATCAAAATCTGACGCGTCAAAATCCGGTGCATCAGTTTCTGACGCATCAAAATCTGATGCACCAGAATCCAGCAAAAAAGGGAGTTTTCACCCTCCAGAATCTGGCGACGATCCGTCAGTAAATTCAAAACATGATCCATCAAGTAAAAACACTTCTTGTCAGGTTGCTGCGCAACCAGACGATGCGCAGTCGGTTCTTAAGCGATCTCGCGAAGTTTTATGGCACCTGAACAAGGTCTGTGGCGCAAAGCATACCGAGGCGCAGTCGTCGATGGGGCATATCAAATCCCGGATTGCTGAAGGTTTTACCGTCCAGGAGCTGTGCCGGGTGGTGGATTACAAACACGTTCACTGGGAGGGCACTTCGGATTACCAGTACATGCGACCGAAGACCCTGTTCATTCCCGGAAACCTGCCCGGTTATCTCCAGTCGGCGAACAAATGGGACCACGCAGGCCGCCCACCGCGCTCAGAGTGGAACACCATCAAAAAATCCATGCAGCGGGATGTTAACCAAACCGCGAGTGTTGATTACGCGCATCCTGAAGGCTGGAGGGGGGCATGATGAACACAGAAACCGCAATTACCACAATCCTGCTTGAGTCACCGGGGAAAACAGCAACACAGCTTGCGGAAGCAACAGGGCGCACCCGCGTCACGATCAGTGAAACCCTGCGCAAGATGGCAAGGTTCGGTGATGTCTGGCGTGATGCAGAGGCGCGTTACTACACCGCCGAGAAACTGGACGACAGCGATAAACGGTTTGTTGAAATTTCTGACAACGCCATGAGGTTGCAGGAGAAGGGATTCTGGAACCGTGCTGCCAGAGAGTGGCTGAATGCTCACGATGAGACACACCGTCCCGGCCTGCGACAGAAGGCGATCATCTGCCGAGCCAAATGCATTTCAGAAGCCAACAAGCGAGCACCAAAACCTGAACTGGAATACCCGGAAAAGCGGGGTAAGCGCCGATGATAGCTGCCATCAAACGCCATTACTGGCGTAACGAAGATTTTTACCGTGGCGCGCGCATCGCGGCGCTGATGATTACCGGATTGATTATTGCCCTGGCACTGGAGCTGCAACTCAAATGACAACTTTATCTCTGATTTATAAAGACAAAGACCAGAAAGGCACCAACATCACCACGCGCAAAACCTACCTGCTGGGCGTGGACGAACTCTACATCGAGCCAGGCTACAACGTTCGCGACATTGACCAGCAGCACGTTGAAGA